CTCCGTCTGCGTCTGTAAGGATGATTTTTTTCATACTATAATTGTAGCACAGTTTTTGGCTGTTTGTCAAGCGATAAATATTGATATGAGCATACCAGTTACAAGAGTTGGAGATATTGGAGAGGGCAAAGAATGCGCGGCTCCAGGAAACAACCATAAAAAATACACGGCTACCTATGTTACAGGAGCCGCCACAGTCTACGCCAATAATATTGCAGTTACCACAATAACCAGCGTGGCTGACCAAACTTGTGGGCACACAGGTGCGGCAATGACGGGATCTGCTACAGTATTTGTAGAAAACTTAGCCATTCACAGAATTGGCGATATTGGAGAGGGCGGTGCTGGAGATACCTATGATACAGTCACCGGAAGTCCGGACGTATATGCAGGATAAACTATGATATTCAAATTACCGGATCCGCCAGCAGGAAAAGAGTACGTAACTAAAAGTACTGCCAACGGTCCTACTACTGTTCTAGTAGACAAGTCATCACTTAGCGAAGATGTCTGTGCGGCCACTGGTCGTACATGGGCTGAAGAAGCACGTCTGTATAATATTAGAAATGCACCCGAAGGTAAGCCAATTGCTGAACCAGGAGATCAATTCTATCAAACTGCCGAGTCAATGAAGAATAGGAACAAAACAATTAACGGTAATGTTAGTGCAGGTAGTTTAAAATTCTTTAATGCGCTCAGTGGAACAACTCCTGACAATCCTCCTAATCTTTCTGAAACCATGGAAAAGATTAAGAGTGGTGCCATCAATGCAGACATTACTGCTAATTTAAGTAAAATTGGCGAAATATCTGGTAGTTTACCTGCAGGAGCAAGCGGACAACTTGAAGCAGCCAAAGCAGAAATTGCCGCCAAGATGGCCACGGCTCAAGCACAACTTCCTAAGTTGTTGGCCATGGCTCAGGCTAATGTAGACATCCTTACTAAAAAGAAAATTGCAGAAACAGGCAAGCCACCCACAGAGGCAGAAGTCAAAGCCGCACAAGGAGCACTGACAATTTTCCAAGACGGTCCTAAATTATTAGAATCAAAGGCCGCAGAAATCAGCAAGGCAGTAGCACAGGCTGGCACAGACTTTGGTGCCGCACTAAACAAAGGACTATCATCAGCAGGAGATTTTACCAAAGCAGGCATTGGTAAAATTACGAATCTTGCTAAGACTGCTGGCGCAAAGATCAGTGAGTTTGCCATAGGTGTTCCTAGTCAAACTATTCCAGATCCTGCGAACCCAGGGCAAACAATTCCTAATCCTGCATACGCAACATTTGCCGCAAATCCAGCCAACGCCGCAAAGTTAACTAAGTTAACAGAAGTGACTACAAAAATGAATGATGCGGCCGCAGACATGATGTCAAAGTTTGGAGCCATAGAAGAAAAGCAAGCCACTGCTGTTAGTGGCGGTATGGCTGAACTAAAGGCATTTGCATTTGCCGCACAATTAAGTCAACCTGCCACAGGACTCAAGGCCACTGTACAAGACTTTACACTAAACAAAGATGCATTTGATCCAACTTCAATTACTAAAACATTTGCACAGGCTAGTAAACTTGGTCCTAGCATAGACACTAGTCTTTACAAGAAAACCAAAGACGAAGACCTTACTTACAAAGGTGACGACGGACTAGTGTGGGACAGAGTTAATGCTGAACGTCTACGTAGAAGTTTGCCAGGACTAGCAGCCATTGGTAGTCCGAGACCACCGGAGCCGCCATTAGTACCTGCTGGGCCAACACCTCCCAAGGATCCTGAAACAGTTGTTAAGAATGTGAAGACAGTCGACCCCGAAGCCACTACTACAACCACAAAGACTACTAAAAAGAAAGCAGTATTCGATAAAGAACAAGACGAGGTAATATATAAACCATTTGTTAGAGAATACTACAAAGTTCTTGATCTTTGGGATATAGAAAGAATAAGATTAGAAAAAATAGTCCTTGCTTCAAGTGTAACGGCATGGGTCGGAGATGCTGCCGACTATGAGAAAATTAAAACCGAGTATAAAAGAATTACGGAAGAAAAACCCGACGAGTCAAATCGAACTGCTGAAGAAAAACTCATTGTTAAACAACGAAATTACTATCGAGGAATAGCAGAGACTTATGATGAAACTTTTTTAAGGTATAAATGGGCGGCTTCTAGACGTAGGGATATAAACAATCAATATGGTATCTTGCGTGAGGCATTCTTGGCTGGTAAAACATTTGGAGACTTGCCGCCTGCGGTTGAATCTGCTGTAATGGGTGCCTTGCCCAACGAATGGAAGAGTTATATTGGAGAATCGTATAAGTCCTATGCTGAGTTTGCCAAAGCAAACCCAGACAAGGATAAGCCACCTACTGCTTAACTTACAATTTTAATACTGGAAGTAGATTCCAAGTATTGATCAGCCGCTGGCTTCATTGTAGGTGCAATTACTGTAATGGTACTCTTGTTTAAAGAGATTACCTTATCTTGTTCTACAGTAAACAAGTATGGAACCATAGCAAGTCCATTAGGCCCCGCTGTAAGCACCATGGTTTTTGTAAGTTTTACAAATGTATCTGTTTCTGAATCTAGTCGTGCAACTAGTTCTTCTCCTGAAGTAAGTTTAATAGTAACAACTTCTCCAGAACTTACGCCTTTATCGATTAACATTTAAATGATCCTTTGATTTCTAATAGTGAAATTACACTATTACGATTATAGCCTTGTTTTACTAAAAAGTCAATAGTTTCTACTATTTCTTCTTCACTTATTTTTTCCACTGGTCCATCGTCTTTGCTGTTCCAAAGATATGCAGGATTAATCAATGTGTGCTTTAGTGTAGTACGACGAATTAAGTTTCTCTCATTCCAGTCAAATAAATCTCGTTTACTATGACCAGTTTGATTAAATCTCCAACTCATACTACCCACTGTGATAAAATAAGTTTTTAGATTTTGATCGTGATGAGTATTGTACATGGCTGTCAATAACTTGTTCTGATTGCTGTCTGGCAAACAATTAATGACAACTTCGTAGTTTAGGCTATGTTCAACGGCTTCATTGATTGCTTCAGGAATTGGGTACCCTGTACTTGTGCTGATATGGTCAGCATCAAAATGCTTAACCAGGGCGGCACCCAACCCCGATGTTCCACCTATAACTAGTATTTTCATGAGTTTCTAATTAGCCCGTGAACTTCTCTTAGACCACCTACATATTTTCCATCAATGAATAATGCAGGCATTTCTGAAGTAGCATTAGGATCTGCGGCAACTAATTGATCAACAGTGTATCCATTGCCAAGACGCTTTTCTGTAAATGTCTTGCCAGCCTTTTGTAAATGCTGAACTGCTTCTTGACAATATGCATCATTGTCTCTAGTCCATAGTACGATGTTCATTGTTTTACCTCAGTTAGTCTTGCACGAAGTTCAGTAAAACCTCCAACAAGTTCTTCGCCTAAAAAGATTTGTGGAACTGTACGTGCCGTTGGCACTGCTTCTAATAAATCTTCTTTAGTGTATCCGTCGCCGATTTTACGTTCTTCAAACTCGATGCCTTTTTGCTTTAACAATGCTTTGGCTTGATCACAGTAGGGGCAGTTATATTTGCTCCAAACGATTGCTTTCATTTTTATATCCTTTTATAGTGCTGGTAGTTCGTCGTAGTTAATAGCATCGCTCATAACTCCGATAACATAATTAGTTGATTCGTTTTCTTGTAAAGCAGTTTGCTTCTTCGAAGTGTCGCTGTGCTTGTTGAACCAAGGAATAGGTGTTGTCTTTGGAGCAGGATTCCAATACTTGATACCAATATCCTTTAGTGCGCCTACGGCTGTGTAGTCAACAAAATCTTTCAAGATGTTTGCATTAAGACCAATAACAGGCCCTTTTTGGAACAAGTAGTCTGCCCAACCTTTTTCTTCTGCAATTACATCTTTGTAGATTTGAATTACTTCGGCTTCACACTCCTTAGCCGCACGAGCAAATCTTGGATCTTCCTTGACAACTTGATTGATTAAGAATGCCGTCCAGCCCTTGTGCAATAGTTCATCCTGTAGAATCAAACCAATAATGTTGCCGTTGCCGATGAAAATCTTATTCTCTACCATTGCTAGACTTGTAGCAAAGGATACCATAAATCGGAATGCTTCTAATGCGTAACTTGCGTGTAGTGCTAGATAGATTGCTTTAATGTGATCTTCTTCTTTAACTTGTCCACCAACTTCGATAAGGCAATTTAGTTTATGTAGTGCATCATAATATGTGCCTACTGAACTTGCCATATCAACAATCTCTTTAGTATCGTGAATAGTGTTAAACACTTCTTTAGGTACGTTATAGATGTTACGAATGATGTGGCTGTAACTGCGGCTGTGAATGTTTGTTTCAAAGAAACTCCAGTTATAGACTAGACTTTCCAATTCTGGTAGACTTACGACCGGAGTAAAGATTTGACTTGGGCCGCGACCTTGCAGACTGTCAAGAGCAGTTTGCCTAAGCAGGTTACTAGTGAAGATATGTTTAACTGCATCTGATGCATCCTTAAAATCATTGGCGTCTTTGCTTAGACTAATTTCTTCTGGTACCCAAAAGAAACCACGTGCAGTCTTTTCAAAGTCTACAATCTTATTATATTTTACTTCTTCAAATCGTTGAATAGTAACTGGACCTGCTGGGTCTAAGAACATCTTACGATTAAGATAGTCTGTTTTTGTTGTTAGTGTGTATTGTTGTTTGCTCATAGTATTAATTATGTTCTTTTAAAAGTCTCCAAGTTCTTTCCTTGGTTGTTTCTGTCCATCTAAAATCGAATGTCATTATAGGTGCTCTTCCAGTATTTCTATCATATAGTTCTACATGTTCGTAATACTTTTTAAGCCACACCCATTTTCCACTTGTTACACGTTTTGGTATCCACGCAAAACGTTCACTTTCCATAGTTACCGCTGGCTAGAACAATCTTACAGATATGCTCTAGACGTTCGATATGCTCATAGGCACGCCATGGGCTAGTGTCTATAGCAACAACTCCGTGTCCTTTAATACCTACTATATCATAGGCAATGTTACCATTGCTGTCTAATTGTAAGTTTTCATGACAACGGTCAGCAAGTTCCTGACTGATAGGAGCCACATCGCCTACATTAGGTGCAACCTTAGTATAACGACTTAGTTCTGGAAAACTATCTACAATAGTACTCAAGTCAATACCGGCATGCATTGCGGCAACACAGTATGTTGGATGAACGTGTACTACAACACGCACATCGTCTTTGTGTTGCCCCATTTCACGTTGTAGACCAAAGTGTAGAGGGATCTCACCGCTGGGTCTTAAGTTTGCACTAATGTCAGTGTAGAATAATTCTTCCCATGCGTATCCAAACACTCCAGTGCCATTGCCACTATTGATCCATTTATTGATTTTAATTTTCTTAAATTGATCAGGTTGTAGTGTTTGTTTACGTACACCACTAGGTGTGATGTAGAAATGATCACGGTCGTGATGACGAATACTTACATTACCATCACGACTTGTGATCCAGTTACGCTTATAAGCGTCAGTCATTATATCACATATCGTTTCTAACATTTATATGATCCCAGTTAATAATTTTCCATTGGTTTTCTAAATACTTTTTCTTATCTGCTTGGTAGTCTAATGCCCAGGCATGCTCCCACCAATCAACAAGTAAAACAATATCTCTCTTAACCTCATGATTCTTGATAGTTTTGATTATGCCGTCTTTGGCAAGATAGACCCAACCACTACCTTGAATACTCATTGCCACTTTAAGAAAGGCTTCTTTAAACTTGTCAAAAGATTTGTAGTGTTCTTCAATAAATGTTAAGATACCACCTGTAGGTTTGTTTGAACCCATAGGTGCTTGATATTGTTGAAATAAAATATTGTGTAAGAATACGCCGGCTTCATTAAAGTCAGCATCACCTTCGCCGTTGTTGTAGCGTTCTGCATAGGTCTTGGCCAACTTACCATAATGATACTTGATAGTGTCTTCGGATATGGCTGGCGCAAGTTCGTCATCATTGTAGGGCAAAGCATAAATTTCTAATTTATGTTCTTTGCCTTCCTTTAAAACGTTCCTAATGAAACTAAAGGTCATAGTTTACATGCCTCGCAGTCTTCGTCGTCAAAACTATTATCAACATAGTTCTGTGCGATAGTTTGAACTAGTTCTTCTTCTTTGGCTTTTGCACCTGCCTTGTTGATTAGACTGTAATAGAAAGTCTTAACACCCCAATGATGCGCCAACATTAAGTTCTTAGCAATCAATGTAGTTGGAACCTTTCTATCTGCGAAGTGTGCAGGGTTGTAGAATGTATTTGTCGAAATACTTTGATCCACATAGGCCTGTAACACAGCCGCAGTCTTTAGATAACCAGCACAGTCAGTTTGTTCCCACATGAGTTGATACTTGTTCTTAAGTTTATGATACTCTGGAACAACTTGTGTAAACGAACCTGCTTTACTCTCTTTAGTAGAGATAAGGCTCATAGGCATTTCTATGCCATTTGTACTATTAATAACAACACTGCTAGACTCAACTGGAGCAATAGCCATAAGAGTAGCATTTCGTACACCATGTTCTAACATCTCCCCACGTAGTGTTTCCCAGTCTAACTCTGGAGTAAAATCCGCAAGTTCATTAACACCCTGGGCACGTAGTTCCCAAGGAAACTCACCTTGACCGTAGCGTGTCTTATCGCTGTCTACACAACGTCCACGTTCTTTAGCCAACTCGATGGTTGCTTCTGTCAGATAGTATGCTTGATGTTCCATCCATGACTTAACATCTGCTAGAGCATCCTTCTCGCCATACTTGAGTCCACGCTTGGCATGCCAATAGGCTAAATTAGTAACACCAATGCCTAGTGGCTGAATTTCATCATTGCTGAGTTTACTCTGTATTGACAAGAAGTCTTGATAGTCAAGAATGTTACACAGGCTACGCTGTAGAATCCTACAGGCTCTACGCATGTCCTCTGGGTTTCGGAACGCACCCCAGTTGATAGATCCCAGTGTACATAACGCTATACGTCCACTATCGTCGTCAAGTCTCTTGAACGGACGTGTGGGTAGTAGGATCTCACAGCACAAGTTACTTTGATAAATCGTATGGTATTCGGGATCAAATGGCCCTTGGTTCATTACATTATCAATGAATACAAGATATATTCGACCTGTATCTGTGCGTTCTTTCAGTATACCACTCTTGAAAACTTCTTCTGCACTCATAACCTTTTTACGTAGGTTAGGTTGCTTTTCGTATTTTACATATAATTGTTCGAATAAGGCAGTATCTTTATAGAAGGCTTCATAAAGGTCAGGTACTTCATTAGGGTCGAAGAACGTAATGTTCTCCTTGTTCTTAAAGCGACGCCAGAAGAATGCAGATAGAACGACACCATAGTCCATGTGTCGTACCCTGGTCTCTTCTGTACCTTGATTATTCTTAAGAACGATAAGGTCATCAAACTGATGATGCCAGATGGGATAAAAAACAGTGGCACTTGCATTACGGATACCGCCTTGTGAACATGAACGTAAATCTCCAAACCACTTCTTTAGGAACGGGATCATACCAGTGTGCATGATCTCTCCACCTCTAATGGGGCTACCTAGTGGGCGTAGACGTCCAATTTCTAAACCAATGCCAGCACGTTTGCTGGCATACTTTGCCATCATTTCCCCACTAGCAAAAATACTATCCAGGTCGTCATCACTGCGAATGAGCACACAACTGCTAAACTGCTTAGTAGGAGTACCGAGACCAGCAAGAACCGGAGTGGCCAAGGTAAACAAACCATCGGAAGCGGCATTGTAATATTCCTTTATGTAACGCATACGAGCCGTGTTTGGCTCTTCTTTGTGAAAAACAGTTGCGGCCGCAATCATATAGCGTACCTGCGGAGTTTCATAGATCTCTTTCGTTGCTCTATTACGTACCAAATATTTTTCAATCAACTGCTCAATGGCCGCATAACCATACTGTTCGTCTTTCTCATGGTCGATGATGTCATCTAACTTATTCCAGTCATCTTCGCTATACCATTGCAATAGTTCAGGAGTGTATAATCCTACTAGGACATTCTTCTTTA